TCCAAAACCTGAACGTCTTGCCCTAGCTAAAGGTCTCAACATCCCTGAATATTCAATAGCAGATACCCCAAATCTAGATGCTAATTTAGCTGTAGATAAATCAAAATCTTGACCTGTAGTGGCATAAGCCATACCTGTTTGTTTCAAATATTGCATTGAAACATCTAATATTTTCTTACCTAAGGCAGCACCGAGCACCATTGCAATACCGGCTCCGGCTGCAGCACCCCCCATAGCTGACATCATACCACCTGTCTCTCCCACCATACTCAATCCACCTTCAATAGGATTTCTTGCATTTATAGCAGTTAATCCATACCCTCTAGCCATCCCTGCAAACCTATTACCACCTTTATCTTCTTCAGATAAATTATCACCACCCATCCCCAATAATCCAGCTTGATAACGCTGTTTGAATGTACGTACATCATGTGGTGTTTTAGAAATAGATTCTTGAACAGCCTTTTTATCTTGATCTACTTCAGCCCTACTCGTAGCTAAAATTGCATCTACAATATCACGTAGGATTTCAGTATGTATCTTGGCCTCTTTATCATCAATTTTAATCTCAGCTAAATCCCTCTGTGCATTCTTATCATTAGGATCAATACTTAATCTATCTTGAACACCTGTACGACGCTCTAATGTAGCCATCTCTTGCTGACGCTCCATCAATTTGATTTCGTCCTCAAGATTTCTCAGTAACTCTTTTGAAGAAGCAGAACGCTTCGCTACATCAGCCATCATTGCCTCAGAAGTCTCCTCAGCAATACGCTTAATACGAGCAAAGGTACTTTCTATTTCAGAAGAATCTGCTGATATCCGTACTTTCTTTTCGCTATCCATTAGTCATTATATTGAGATAAATCAATGTTTTTAAACTCTTCTTTATACTTAGCAATTTTCTCTTCTTCTGTCAAACCGTCGTCCATAGTTTCAAGTAAATCCTCCTTCATCCAAACTCCTGAATCAGGTAAATAGGTGTTGTTATTCTTCTTACTATTGAATATCATATATTCCTCGTATTCAAACCTCATGTCTATAAAAGACACCGACCGATGGATGGGGGAGTTGAAAGCCACATTATTTCTAGCTCTCCACCATCTGTCGATCGGGTATTGAATATTCCATTGATAACAAAATTCAACTACATAATCCTCATCAATTTGATTGATAACGAGTGGTTGCTCTTTCTTTTTCTTGCGAAACAATTTCCACATTATGCATCGTCGTTTTTCTTTTTTAAGAGACCTTCGACTTTAGTCATCCAAGGTAGAATTTGAGCTACGTAAACCTCACGTAATTCTATATAATCCTCAAGACTTAATTCACGTATACTAGATGGTTTTATATCATCAATAAACTGTGGGCAAAATACTGTAAAAAATGCCTCAATATCTATCATCACAATCGCATCATCTGCATTCTGTAATGACATACGATATAATAAACCATAAGAACCCATAGATAGGGCACTTCTCAATTTCCAAAGATCTATAATTTTTCCGACACGAACTTCTTCAGATGTGTAGGTCTTTCCTTTTACGGTGAAATTTACTTTTTCCATTAATTATTGGTTACGATTAAATTATTTATTAAATAGAAAGTATTACTGGTGTCAAATATTCCCCTGACTGTTGAAAACCGCTCACACTTTGCTCGGCCAAATCAAATGATGTCGAATCCAAATAAACATCTTTTAATGTACACAATATCTCATTCTTAGTTGCAGTTACAATACCTCCTGATACTGTCAATACATCTTTTTTATAAACATAAATGTCTACAGGTGTATTCAAAAGTACTAAGGTGTCTTTATATTGTTCTACTGACTGTGCTTCACGATTATCCAACCCAGGGATACCTGTAGTTTTCAAATCAATAAAATAGAAGTCACAAGACCACGTACAAGATATTGAAAGTATAGGACGTTCCTTCTTAGTAATTTGGCCAAGACCCATAACAGATCCACGCTGTTTACTCTCAGTTACCCTCAATGTCTTCATATAACCAATTGCCACACCATTAACCTTTATAATGGCTCTGGCTGCTGTCATGGTTGCTAATTGTGCTGGCATATCTTTGTTGTATTAGTATTAAGTTTCAAAATATTATAAGTACAGACGACCTGTGAAGAATATGCTCTTGATCTCTGAATTTGGTGAAGCCTCATAATCAACAAAAATAACATCACCCTGAGTTTGTGCAGTCACATTCCTGTAAGCTACTAACAGTGTTCCTAATTTACGCTGCAGGTATGTTTTAGTCCATTCAACTGCGTCTTGTTCTGTCAATGAAGACCGATTTACTCCGCTAGGATCGCTTAATAGATCCAACTTGGCATTGATCATCAGTTCCTTATTCAACTGTGCTTTAATACGCTCTATTTGAATCAGGTGAGAAGTCCCATCAGCATTCAGAACAAAAGCACTATTTTGGGTAGTGTTAACATCATGAAGGTTAATAAACTTACCAAAGTCATTGTCAAAAATAGTGACCAAAGTACCTGCGCTATCAGCAGCTAATTGTTCTTTCTGTGTCAATAATGATGTCAGTCCGTCAATATCCAAAGCCTTATAAGTCAAAGGAACCTCAGGTGCTAAACCTAAGATACGACCTACATTATAAGCAGCATGGAAGAATGATCCCCAAGTTCTGAAGCCACTAGCGGCAAGACGACTTGATTTCTTTATAGCACCATGTACCAAATTTACCTTTGCAGTATTGAATACCACTGAATAACCATTTGTAGTAGCAATTGTGGTATCATCACCACCTACTATTAGGTATTTATCAAATTTAGCCTCATTAGTGATGTGATCAACTATTTTAGCAATGTCAGCGTCGGTTGACGGATTAGCTGTTGAACAAGTTGTTAATATGTAATTATAATCAAGATCTTTTACTGCTACCAAGGCTTCAGCTAATTTATTGTATGTAGCTGTACCGCCTGTGGCAACTTTAAAACCTGTATTAGCAAGAATATCTGCAGCATCAACAACACCTGTACCTGTAACTGCAGAAGTTGCGTCTAAAACAAATAATTTACCAAATTCTTGATCTGATTTTGCCCAATTAATCAACTCCTGAACATTATTGAATTCTACTGATTGTGCTACAAGAACAGGTTTTGCATCGGCCTGTGCAACTTCATCATAAGGGAATCCATCAGTGTATAATCCTTTATATGTACCCTTCCAAATCTGATAAATCCATTTAGTAGGATCAAGTACACCAACTGATAATAGATAAGCATACCCACTTGCAAGTGCGGAACTAACTAATACTCCATTCGCATCTGTTCCTTCGTCACGTGTCTTCACTTTAAAAGAACCACCTGCAGTCCCACCACCAACGGGTGTGAATACTAAATTTGATGCAGCTGTAGTAGCAGGTTTTATGATATGAACTTGACTTACCCCATTGCCTCTTCCATCAGGATTAAACAATCCTTCAGCGGCTTTCCACCACCAATTGGCACCACAAAAGTCCCTGAATTCTGTTATATCATTAACAGTGTAAATTGCTGATTTTCCAGATGCCAATTCACCTGCAACACCTGCTCCACCTAGCATACCTTTCCCCGTCAATGTCGAACTATAATCATCGTTGTCAATGATTAAAAGTTTACCATAATCAAGATCACGTGGGGGATTATTTTGGCCTGAGATAATCCTAGAGTACACTCCAGGTAATTGTATCACCTTGTTACCAAACTTAACTTTTGTTGCCATTTTTTGGTTATTGTATTTTTCTGCGAAATCAACCCTATAAAATTATAAACTTTTTATCAAATAAAAAATTTTAAAGTAATTTATCTTGTTCTAGCTTAGCTTTCCATTCTTTGACAGTGAATATCTGTCCTGAAAATCTCTTTTCAGTAAGCCGTTTGTTTGCTTCTATTAATTTGAAATAAATAATCGCCTGATCACAATTAAGTATTAATTCTGTTCCTTTTGCCATGGTATTATTAAATTATTGGGTAAATTTTATTTCCTAAAGGATCATAAACTGTTGTGTTTATTGCTGCAATAATTCCTTGTATATCCCCCTCTGTTAATAATACTTCAGGAATAACCAACTCAATATTTGCAGGTTGTGAGTAGTATGTAGTATCAAATACATCTTGATCTGTGGTTATCCCTATTCTCTCACATACAGGTAATTCTATTCGTGATAATCCCGTATAAAGAAAAATAAATCCATTTCCCGATGACTCTCCGTAAGTCCAAATTCCAAAATCTTTACATGATGGTAGGCATAGTGTACTTAACGCTATTAGCTTAGCAATCCCCCCAACTATCTCTGCTTTTGGTAGATTTAAATAAGTTAAGGATGTACAATTATCTATTGTCCCCACTTCAATACAATTCGGTAGCGATAAAGAAGTCATAAGTGGTGTGCAATCCCAATAACCATCTCCTATGCTTGCTCCGAATGATCCCCCCATTCCAACCCCATCCCCAATTATACACCCCGATAAATCATTTATTTCAATGATATGAATACCAAACCAAAATTCTGTTGGTTGATTTATCGTTGTGCCATATCCTGTAAATACCGAATTACCTAAATGTATATTACTACCACCATATAAATTGACAGTATTCTCTATTACTTCAACAGAAATAAATTGATTTCCTGTTGATGGTAACCCATAAGGCTGTTGTATAAAGAATCTATTATTCCATTGTAACACATCAGTTGGGTCATCAACCATACAATAAAGTATGTCGTCATAAACGATTTGGAATGGTAAATTTGAAACTACCACTTCATTCACCACATTAATATTCTTAATCAAATTATCTATATCTATAATAAAAGTAACAGGGTTAATAAATATTAAATCATATCCTGCTAATGGCACTTCTTCTACCCTATATTCACCTGATTCTACCCTTACCCAACTCAAAGGTAAATCCACGCTTACTGCGCCTGTTTTATATAAACTGCTATCCGATACTTTAACTAAGTTAACAGTGAATAAAGTAGGATCAGTAATAGCATCACCTAGTGTTTTAGTCACATTAATTATCCCTGATAATTTCAATTCAATTGTGTTTGATATTGCAGGATTAGGTACTAGGCTCGTAATGCTACTTTCCAATTCACACCTAACTTCAGTTGTGTTACCATTAAATACTAATGTGAGTAAATTTGAGTTGTATCCTTCAACTAATTCATCATCTACATACCAACTGAATACAGGTTGATCTCCACCGTTAAATGCTACTGCAGTAAAGTGAACTACCTCATCTAAATATGGTAATAATTGATCAGACTCAATAGTTATGCTAACTCCTCTTTCTTGCATTGAATCAGTATACAGGACACCTTCGAATTTAATGTCATGTACTCTTGTACGGCTTATGATTGATGATACTTTTTTCTTGTTTTGCAGACTTAATCCTATCGCCCTATAATAGGTGAGGTGAGGTATTAAATCAGTATTTGCAAGTAATTGTTTACCTGAGAATTTGAATATATCGAAGTTATATGCTAAAGTATCTGCCCCTGCAATAAGTAATGCATCTAAGCATTCATAAAGCATTATTACTTCTAATGAATTACCGCCTGTTATAATCAATTCATATTGACCTATGAAGGAACGTGAATATTGATCTTTATCGACGTTTATACCACCTACATTACCTGAATAACCCGTGTTTAATGTATTATCTCCACTACTGCCATCTTCACTAGGATAATGAATATGTATGGTAGGTAGATTTGCCCTTTGAATATCAAACATAAGCCTGACTTCAAGCCTTCTCCGATCATCTTCTCCTTGTTCAAGCATTGATTTTAAGGAA